ATCTGTCTTTGCAGAACCTACAATATAAAACCGAATACTATTTGCAGTACTAGGCATATTTGATACTAATAAGGCAAATCCTTTGACCATGTTTACAGATGTTACTATTGGTGCTTCTAGCTTTTGGAAATCATAAGACACATTTAATCCCGGCCCATATCCTTTTACTGGATTGTGTCCATAAATTAATAAGTCTCCTTTTCTATTTTTGAGTTGTATTATCTCTCTAATAGAATTTGATTTTACAATCAATCCTTGTAAATCACCTGTATTACTATTACTTCTGACTTCATAGAAATCAATATAAGTATTTGTGATAGGAGTCCATTCAAGTAGTACGCCCTCTTTTGTTAATTCAATACTTGCTGAATTAACTTTGTCAGGAACGGCTATACTTCCCTCTGTAATTGTGATTAGAATACTTACCTTTGTAGCAGTTTCAGATTCAATCCCAGACGTATTAATTGCTTTAATCCCAAATGTATATGTCTTACTTTCTGTTGCAAAGAACGTATAATTTGTGGCCCCTATATAATTTACAAGTTCCTTTCCGGCATCATCATATAAACGGTATCCATATATATCCGGCTCTTGATTTGGCGCCCATTGTAAATGTAGTATGCTACTATTTATAGAATCCTGTACTACCGTAAATTGTTTTACCATTGCTGGTGCTGTTTCCTTTCCAGCAATATATATGGTCTTTTCTATGCCAGGACCTGCAATTCCTAAATCATTTAAACATATAATACGAACCACATAATTTTGTGTTGTAAGTACTGATCTAATGACTGCTGATGTTTCGTTGCCACTGAATGTATTCAGTAAAGTATATGTTTCTTCGTTTGTACGCTTGTAATATACCTGTATTTGTTTGCACTGATTACTAATTGGTAACACCCAATCAACCTTGATATCACATAATACAGTTCCATCTTTTAACGTATTTACAATCTTAGTTAACTTAATATCCTTTACCGATAATTCTTTTTCTACCTTGGCATAATCAATTACAGGATATCGGCTATAATCAAGTTCATATACAGCCGCATCATATTCTGTTGCTGTTATTGTTACCTGATTATCACCATTCTTTGTAATTTTTGTAATCCTAAATGGTTTGACTTCCTTATTTGCTTCACCGAGCATATATGGATCATATCGTTTAGGTAATTCTTGTTGTGAGAATTCACCAATTACAGTAATTGTATCTGTATTCGTTTCCTCTGTTACTGCTTGGATTTGCTTTGTAATAATACTGTCATCTTCTAACCGAATCATAATGCTATGATTTTTATTCGGTTTCAATACAACAAATTTATCCAATACGACTGTATTGCCTTCTGCTTTTACAATTCGGCCGCTAGCATCTCCGAATTGAGGAACCGCATGATTGATGCCTATAACATCACCATATTCACACACCATACCGCCTATATCTGTACCAAATGTAACAGTCTGTAACTGTCGCTCATTTGTGGCCATTAGATACATTCCTTCTCTGTATGCTTGTGAACGTCTTGTTACACCAAACAATGATAATTTAGCTGTATTATCATTCTTCTTTAAATTGTTTGCATAGTTTGGACTTCGCACCATAAATACAGTATTTTTGTAGTCATTATCTGTATCATTGTACGTAATTTCTACTGAACGAGCCCTATCATCCCTAGATGAGTATTCACCTTTAAAGGATGACTTTACTATTTGCCCCTCTCCAAATACCTGTACAATGTTACTTGGTCTATCCACCACTATTCCATATTGTGTCCCATGCCTTAATATTGTAGCTCGTCCGGATGTTGCTGCCTTTTGTGCCGCTTCCCATCTTGTCTGTGTCGTATCCATGACCGCATCAAATCTGAACCTTCGTTCTTTTTCTCCACTAATCATAGATACTTCTTCATCTGCATAAGCCGCCGCACTTTTCCATTCATCCCAATACTGTTTGAAATTGTTAGCCGGTACACCTTCAACTACATATTCTTCAACATTTGTATTGATGTTATACAAACGCTTACAGTTATGTAACATATCATATGCAGCCCATATTGGGTTCTTTGCATCTTTTTCAACATATGTTCCTGTATCCCAATCAAATACATGTACTGTATTTCTAATTTGTCTCCAGTTGACATTTGGAATACCTCCGGATAGTTGGTTAGTTGCCTTAATGCGTAATCCAATTAACACCTTACCTGGTCTACTGTATGCACTATCCATAATAAAGCTTGATAGCGTTGACCATGTCATATAAGCTGTTGCTCTTGTTGTCGTTGGTAACTTAGTACCTACAACCTTAATATCATATTGTCCTGCCTCAGGCATTTCAAATTGATATGATCTACGCACAGCTTGGCTAGTTGCTTTTGTAAGGCTAAACGTAGACTTCTGAACAGTAATGGTTATGGTTCCCTCTTTTTTCATAAAGATTTCTCGTTTCTTTAAGTCAAAGGATATTATGCCATTATCATAATGTTCACCATACCTAGCCTCTTTTTTCTTGCCACTTATACTACCAGTTACACTTAGAGTATCTTTATCCTTTTTTGCTACTAATGTCCATACCTCTAACGGTGCTGAGTTACCTATGGATTTTACATTTGTAACTATATTGGATAATCTTCCGTTTGATTTAACAATATGATTACTATCATCGCCGCCAAAATCTTTCCATTCCGTTGTGCCTGTCTTTCTATACATGATTTGAAACTCGGCTGTATTCTTATCATAATCGCCACTATCATTTACCTTGTATAATCCATTAGGGAATTCAACTGTTACTTCTAACTTCTTAGCTTTCTTAGTATCTGTTGTTCTGATTAGTGGTTTATTTTCAGCACACTCAAGACCTATTGATTGATCTAGTACAGTAGTTGGAAAGAATGATATCGGCTCTTGATTGTTTTCGCCTAACCTTGTTTCAATTTGAACATCTGTGAAGTTTTCTATAGGAGTTGTCCCAATACGAATATTACTAATACTATCCACAGGACCCCATCCGCCACAATACAAAAGATTTAAATATTGAACATTTTTATCTTGATCATCTGTATTTGTGGTTTCTACATGACACATTAATAATTGAGGTGTTGGGATGCATTCACCATATGTTTCTGCAATCACACCACCTTCATATGTCTGTACGCTTGGCAATGACCATCCATAAGATGTACTTTGTGAATTTTCTGATGTACTACCTATCTGATTTAACCGGAGCATGCTATTTATCAGCTTACCGCCAACCATTGTAATGGCCCCTGTCATTAGTCCGATTGCTAATTTACTAGCTGTTGCAGGTAGCCACTTTGCAGCCAATACAGGTGCATAGACTGCTAATGCTAACATGGCCACCATGCCCAGTATCCCCTTTAGGCTTTTACCAATATGTGGAGTTACTACAATTTGATTTCCATCTTGTGGAAAACAATTGACAGGATCTAATACAAGTATTCCATTTAGGTACACATCTTTATCTGTTGGATCTAAATAAGAATAGAGTGTACCATCTGTACACTCTACCTTTTTTCGTTCCTTTTTATTCGGTTCAAACGGATTCTTTATTTCAACAATTTCAATCATTATATAATGCCCTTTCTGTTGGAATATAGAAACCTAGTATTCTTGACTTCCATTTACGAACTCTATCAATTACTACACCTGTTTCATGACAATAGGCATGAATAAAATGACCATCACCAATATAAATTCCGCAATGGTTCGCCCATTCATTTTCTGCCAGTCGAATAATCACCAAGCATCCTACTTTAGGCTCTTCTATTTTTTTCCACATCTCATTTAAATCATGTTGCATAGTATCTGATATTACATGCGCCTCTTCCGAAGATATAGAATAATCATGAATAATATAGCCTTGTCGTTTAAATAATTCCAACGCAAGGCCCCAACAATCTAATCCCGTTATATCTCGGCCCCCATCTACAAATGGAATGCCTATTAGATCATCATAATTAAACATTGTTTCCATTCATACCTTCCTCTCCCCCAAATCGTGATGGAATTCTACATGTTTCCAGTGTATTATTGCATGGCTCTTTACCTCCTGCATATCCACATCTAACCGACTTAAATCTATATGGACAATAATGCGCCATATAAATATGGGTTGGAAATTTAACTACTGTTTCCGGTGATGCACCTAGTATAAATGTTACCCACTCCTCATCGTATTGAGTCGTTGTAACAGTAAATTCAAAAGCTTGTAACGGCTCTGTATTGTCTAGCATATTCGCATGTACAACATATATTGTTACCTCAGCATCCGTGAACCCTTTGAATTTTTGTATATACTGTTGCAATGTTCCTGCACAGTTAGATACAGTCCAACTTAACTTAGGTTCTGTTTGCCCATCAATTGTATTGATGTCAAAATTCATAGGATATGCTTGCCATTCTTGCCCATCCCATGTAATACTTTCTGTATTTCTAACCAAGCATATAGGCTCTGTTAATTCTGAATGGACCATTTTAACCAATACCAAGAAAGGGGCATCACTTGCTAATTTATTCTTTTCAATAATTGCCGTAGCAGGCCATCTTAGCATTTGTTACACCTCCTCAAACTGTAATGATCCATACCATCCAATTGGATAATCTAATCGGAAACTAAACTTATCTACAAATCTACATCTGTATGTTTTCCCATCCGTATAGTTTTTAAACTCAAACTCCTCGGATGTTCTAACTTTCTTCCAGAATGCTTTTAACTTTTCATAATTTTCATCGCTAAGTCCTAGCCATGTATATGTCCAGCTTCCAATCACCCTTGTAGTTCTCGGCCGTGTTATTTTATAGTTGGCATCCGTAGTGGATGTGATTGTACTATCTGTTAGTACTTCCGTATAAGTACTTCCGGAATTCGATGCGGCCGGAATAATCGGCTCCGGAATATCTGTAGGAAACACATACATTATCGCCTACCTCCTATTAATTGTTTCAAAATATCTTGGCTTCCATTTCGGTTACTAGCGATTTCTTCAATCACAATATTCACAATTTGTGTTTTTATATCACCATTTGATGTCTCTTCCGTAACCGTAACCTTGCTATTGGTGTAATTATTTACATTCACCATAACCGGTCCTCCGCCTATGGTATTCGCAATATTACGCCCAAGATTAGCAAATGTATTTTGGTTTAAAGGTAATACAGCCTCATTATCTTTACCTTCCCCCATTAGTGACATTACTGGAGCAGTAATTACACCACCACTTGCAAACTTATATGTAGGAATATTAGGCATTCTAGCAATGGCACTGTTTACAAACCCTTGCATTGTTAATTTTTGTACATTACCACCACTAGCACTACTTGGCGCCCTTACTCCCAATGACTGTCCTAACAATGCTGCTGCTAATCTTGCAGCCGCTATCTTAGCAATGATATTTACTACTGTACTAAGAATTAATTTACCCATATTTTGGGTTAAATCTTTTACGCTTGTAATATCTGTTGCTAGATTTGAAAAGATAGAAGATAATCCACTAGCAAATGATTCAGCTGCTTCTGCTGTGGCAGCTGACATCGACATATTACCTTGTTCCCAAAGTTTATAGAATGTCTGTAGTTTGGCGGTATCGCCTTCCCAATCCCTATATTGTTTTGCATCTTTTGAACTTGTTAATTGTTGGAGTCTATTTGTATCATGTCGGCTAATTGCTAATTTAACAGCTTTATCATATGACTCACGTTCTGCCGTTTCACGTTCTGTTACTAAGGCTTTATATTTGGCTGTGTACCATTCCTCAACCTGTGCTTTAGCTTCCGCATCATCCTTTTGTTTTGCAACTGATTTTAGGCGTTCCTCTCGCTCTCTATCTAGTTCATTTTTAGATACAATAAACTGTTGTTCAGCTAAATCTTTATAGTTTCCTAAGATTTCTGCATTAGTTTTGGCTGTATCCAGCTTTAATTTATCCCGTTGCTCCTGTAGCTTTTTATTTACTTTATCTACTTCAACAGTTTTAAACTGATCTAATAGCTTTTCAGCATTTGAGGTATCAATTGTATCGCTGACATCTTTAATCTTCTTGATTGCTTCTGATTTTTTCCGTACATCCTCCTCAATCTTTTGAATTTCACTTTCATAAGATGTACCAATTTCTCCGGTGATACTTTGCTTTAATTCACCTTCTAAATTCTTTAAATCCTTTTTTGCATCATCAATTGATTTTTGACGGCGTAATATATCAGCCCCAGTAAGGCCCCCTTCGCCTTTCATGTCATTATATAGTAATTGTGCATTAGCGGCTTTTTGAGCCCTAATACCTTCCGTTCCTTCTGAACGTGTTATATGTTCATCAACTAACCTAGCTGCAAGGCCTACATCTTGACTATTTCCAAGTTCGGCTAGTACAGTTTTATAGTTATCTCGTTCATTTCCATACAACATTTCATATACTTGAAACGCTTGTTGCGTGTGAAGATCATATGGATCTGAATGATTGTCTTCGGCAAATTTAAATAATGCGTCTTTTCTATCTAGAAACCATTGTTGAATGCCGAAAGCTCCACTATTTGGATTTTCAGCCATTGGATCTAAGTCCTTTTTATTTCCGCTGGATTCTTGCATGTTTCCACCAGCCATACCAAATGCTATTCGTGGATCAATGCCTTGATTAATCATGAAGCGAACTGTTTCAGCTGCACTCGATGTATCCTTATGCTCAGAATGCTCAACTACAGATGTATTCCCTGCTGAATCACTAATGGAACCCAAGTTTTGTATTTGTGCATTAATGCTTTCCATTAGTTTTGCTTGTTCCGCCTGAATTTCTCCTAGTGCAACATCTGCACTGGCTTTCTTTTGAGCCGCCACATGAGATTCATATTTTTTCCTTAATCGTTCTGGAACTTCTACATAACCGGCACTATCATTGGCAAAAACGACTTTACCATCTCTATTTTTTGCAAGATGACGTATCTTACCCTTATCCATCAAGGTTACTTCATTGGCGTGTTGGAATTCCGCCTCTGCTTTATTGGCTTGTCCCATAGAATATAGTGCAAATCCTACGGCTGCCGCTACACCTAACCATCCACCAGCAAGAGCCCACACTGCTCGTGTTAATGTTGTAACAGCTCCCATAGCTCTGCCTGCTGCACTAACTGCTACCGCTCCTGCCGTTGTGGCTCTTACACCGACACCTTCATAGCTTGCTGCTAATACTGCATTCTTTTCAATATTTGCTGTTGCCGCTGCTGTTGCTGTTGCACTAGCTTCTACGGCTTTTGTGCCTGCAACTGTTGTAGCTACACCTACTTTACCTTGACTAGCTACTACAGCCATATCACTTTCTACTTTGCGAACATTAGCCGCTACATGTAGATTTGCTGATTCTTCTGCCGCTACCCCTGTAGATAATATGGATCTATTAACTGCAATTGAACTTTCTGCCGCTTCTGCCCGTACGCTTTGAAAGCCAAGAGTCATAGCCGCTCGAATTTGCTCTGCTGATTGCGTTGCCTTGATACTAATCTTGCTAAATTCCTGCGCTAAAAATGCACTCGTTTCTTCTGCAGATAACTTTTGTTGATTAGCTGTTTTAATCGCTTCTCTTCGCATTTGTGCATATACACGTTCATTATCTCTAAGTGCTTTATTAATCTGTGCTTCTTGCGCTCTTGTTAATTCAGCTGTATCTAATCCCATTGGGCTTTGCGAATTTTTCACAGTTGATATTACTGCATTAACTGCCGCCGCTGCTTTTTTAGCAATCTTAATACTTTCATACAATGCTACAATCTGAACTAATGTTTTAGCCGTGCTTGCAATCTCATTTTTATTTTTATTTATCCATACTGCCGATTCTTGCAAGTACGGTAGTAATTGTGGTAATAATTCCATTACTAATGGTGTAATGGCTGCGCCGCTCGCTAGTTTAAGTTGTCCAAACTGCAATTCCATCTCTTTCAATTGAAGAGATGCTTTATGCATTTCTTCTGGATTTAGACCGATTCCTTTGACTTTACTAGCAACTTCCGCCGCTTCATTGTAATTCTGCAATACAGAAATTAAAGCAAGTCCACGAACACCAAGGGTATTCATCACATATTCCTGCCCATATCCCGCATCAGCAGCCGCTTTATACCCTTTTGCTAACTCCGCCAATTGTTGATTAATTGGTAACATCTTACCATTAGCATCAGTTAATGAAACGCCAAATAGTTTTAGTGTTTCTTGCGCTTTCTTACCCTCATTACTATTTCCGGATAAAGCTTTATCCAATCGCATAATTGTTTTAGCTGCTGTATCCGCATCAGAACCTGTAATCTTTAGAATTCGGTTCATTTCAGATGCTTCTTTAGTTGTGATCTGGTAGCGTTGAGATAATTGGTAAACTGCTTCGCCAGCTTTCACAGAACCTTCAATCATGGATGTTAGTCCAAATCCTCCGGCCATAATTCCTGCTATAGCTGTAAACTTACTAACCAAACTACCTACACGACCTGTTACACTATCTACACTTGTAGAAAACTCATTAATTGGGTTTACATTAAATGCTTTCCCTACCTGCGTTTCTACCTTCTGTAGTTCTTGTTTAAACTGATTACTATCCGCACCTATCCTAACCTCTAAATCTGCTATGGTTGTTCCCATCATTCCACCTCCTTTCTTTATAAATTAAATGTACGTAATAGTTCCTCTTTTTCGCTTTCCTTATCCTTTACCATATCTTGATGTAATGGATTGAAAATATCATCTACTGTTATTTTGCTTTCTCTACCTAAGTTTGGAGCAAGCATCCAGTATGTGAAATATGCTTGCTTATAGTCCTCTTCTTTTTTACGGGCATAATGGCCATCAAGTAACAAATAGAACTCTTTCATAGTTAGATTTTCAAGAGTATCAGGCAATAGATGCAATGGACCATATGCTATTGGCTCTACGGTTCTAATCCATTCTTCAATGGAGGCTACTTCTTTTTCTGTTCCTCCACCTGTGCTTCCACTTCTTCTGGTAGCTTTGGGATAAAAAAACCAGTATTATATAATGCCATCATTAGGAACCCTGCCAACGTATCCAATGTGCCTTCACCTGCACAATATTTATCAATGAGATCATATGCTTTATCTTCCGACAAGCCGCCAACTACCGCATATTGCAAGTTCGCCATAATGAAATCAATGCCTACTCGTGCCTGTGCATTGCCATCAAATCTTGTTAGGATTGAAATCAAAGAACACCCTAATGTTCGTTCAATCTGACGCATAATACCAAGTGTATACAATAATTCATATTTTTCCCCATTGACGGTCAATGTAGTCTGTTCTTTCATTTTTATCTCCTTATATAAAATAGGGCGGGTTTTATCCCGCCCTTTATATTACAAAATTATGCTGTTACATTTACTGTGATAGGAATTGTCTTTGCTGCAAATTTTGCTTCCAGTACATGGTTACCTACTGTCATATTTTTAAGGTATTCCTTTTTCAAAGTTAAGGTACCTTCTGCAAATTCGTAGTCTTTTCCGAATACCAATACAGTACCAGTATCATCGGTTACAGTACGAATTGTAATGTCTGTAGGTGTTACTGCTACAGTTTTATCTGCTGCAGCCGCTTTAGAGAATGCAGCTGTAGGAGATGTAATTTTAACTTCACCAATCGCAATCAAATCACTAATTGCGCCATATCCTGTCAAGGATACCTTTAATGTTTGAATTGCATCAGAAGAGTTGTTATCTTCAAATGATGTTACATTCGCCCATCCTTGTTTGTAAGAACCGTCCGGATATTCTACACGAACATATACAGCTTTACCTTCACGGAAAGAATAGCGCAAGATATCCACTGCATTGTCATTTAACACATATAGACCATCATATTCAATGCTCCAAGATTTCATACCAGGGATGCCTTTTTTCCAACCACCACTAGATTTATCAGAACCATCCAAAGAGTCTGCCTGTTCTTTAAGTGGCGAGTTCTTTTGACCCCCAACCAATAACCATGTTAATGGTGTTTGTTTAGATGCAATATACAATAACGTATCTTTACCAGCTACCGCCTTTGTATCACTAGGTGCCACTGGTAGTGCTGTAATTTGCTCTTGTGTTAATGCCATATTAATTACCTCCTAATCAATTTCTTCAATTGTGTACTCAATCATCATGATTCCATGATAAGCACTAGTCTTATCTTCGTATCGTTCCCCTATTGCCTGATATAAAGATATATGAGCATCACCGACCTGTTTAAACCCTTCAAGTGGTAATTGGTAATGTCTAACTAATGTAGCTACATCATTCAGAATTTCATTAACCTCTTTCTTACCAGGTTGATTACTCCATATATCTATTTGCTGGCTAATTCTATGTACGGCATGTGTTTTATTATCTTCCACAGGTACCCCATGAAACTCACCCAACCAAATATACGGCATTTCTTCATCCCCTGCGGGAATACGATCATATACAGGAGCCGTCTGTCCTTCTGACAGCAATTTATAAAATGCTTTTTGTACAGCATTAAATGGAATAGTTTTTATCTTCATTTCTTTATTGCCACCTTAATTGCACCTTCAATCGTTGGACGAACCTTATCCATAGCCGGTTTCATAAATGGCTTTGCAGATATTGCAGGAATTGTAGCATTAGTCATAAACCAGCCGGCTGCTCCTGGTGCTAATGCTTTTTTCTTCTTTGGCATTACTACATGTCCCTTTGTCCCAAATTCTATTAAATGTGCTACCGGTGAATTTGTGAATACCCGTCCATAGATACCTTGACTATGTGTTTTAATTTCTTCCCTTATTGTCCCTTTAAATTTACCAGTTCTATAAGGTGCCAATTGAATTGCTACAGTTAATACCTCATGCGTTTTATTCCTAGTTACTTCTTTAATTCGTTCTTGTGTTTCAGAATTATAATTGTGAATATCTCGCATGGCTTTATAAGTAGCATTAGATATATCAGCTTTTACAAATGCCATAATTACCTACCGTTTCTTGATTGCCTGACATGTCAATATATAAGAATCCGTATTATACTCTATGTCTAATATTTCATAATTTGTATTACGGTACCTAATAATACAATCAGTATCAATTGCTTTTAACGGTCGTATCTGTATACCTTGTGTAATTGCTGTAGTAGGGCCTTTCCCACTATCACCATCCCAAAATCTTGGTTTTAAAATAGCGGCCCATACCGTGGCAATTCTACGTGGTTTTTCTTTTTTAAACCCACCTTGTCCATCCGGCTCTATGGTCTGCCGTAATATTTCTATACGGTTCTTCATAGATCCAATCCGTAACATGATTATTTACCTTTTCCGGACTTGGAATCTTTACCCCCATCTTCGTCTGGTGGATTTTCATCACCATCATTATCCTCATTTGGTGGATTTGGATTTCCTTCTGGTGGATTTCCTTCTGGTGGATTTTCTTCACCACCAGTTTTAGCATTCGGTGGAGTAATTCCCGCATCATCAATAACTTCAATTAGACCTGTTTCTACATATGGTTGCGCTTTTTCATTTTCTACTTCTACTACGTCATCAATTTGAAGCCATTGGCTATCAATGATTGTTGGATGTAATACTCTTACTTTCATTTGTTACCCCTCTTTCTTATGTTCAATCTGCAGTAATAATGAAGTAATAGTAAACGGCAGTTCACCACCACCGCCTACTACATTTCGGTTATCATACCAATGCCCACATAACATCTTAACGACTAAAAGCATTTGACTATTATGTTCATCAAATGCTTTCCCTGTGCCGTTCTCTATATATGTTTTTGCTGCTTCAATATAATTTTCAATTACTGTATTTTCATCATTACTGTCTACCCGTAAATATTCTTTTACATCATCCAGTAACTTTTGCATAATAATTACCTTATGCCAATTTCAATTGACCAAATACAGCTGCTTCATTATCTACAATTTTTGTATCAAAACGAAGTGTACCACGGATATTGTAACCATCTGTTACAAACGCATTGCCACCAATATTTGTACCTAACAAAGTAATCGCTTCACGGTCAAACAATGTAATTGCTTCTGTTAAATCCCCAATAATTACCGGTGCATTTTTGCCGCTACCGCTAGTATCTGTAGGTAATACCTTATTACTTACCACTTTAACCACTTTACCACTTAACATCTTTTCAGTTGGATTTAATGGGTTCGGTTGCAATAAATAATGACCTTGTGTATCTTTCAATTTATCAAGGTAATTATACCCATCTTGATTAGTTAAAAGGATAGAAGTCAATGCAATTGCTGGATCTAAATCAACATTTAAAATATCTTTTAATCCATCAATACCTGTAATTGGTTTTTTCGTAAGCGTATTAATTAATTTAGCGATTTCTGTATTACGTGTAATCGTATCCTTTTTAGCCAACCAACGATACAAATAATTCAATAAGTTTTGGTCTGTATCTGCTAATAGTTCACTAGAAATTGGCAAAATACCTGCATATTTTTGAACTTTGTATTCAACGCGATTGAATTCTGGAGTTTCCAAATTTGCAATGTTTGCTAGTTCAGCTACATTTGGGAATGCTGTCATGGTGGAAAGCTTTTCATAAGTTCGCTCACCACTCATAGTGGCAACCTTTTCAATTCGTACTAATTCATCCAATGGGTTTAATGTTCGTTTCAATTCATTAATGGCTGTCTGTACATCTTTAGGAACAATAAACCCACCATCTTTACCAGTTCCTTCATTCAATGTGCTAGCACGCACTAATACTTCATTTTCTTCTTTAGATAATTGATTACCTCGCAAAGCACGAGCCATGATTTGATTTACATCAATATCATTATCATGATTTTGATGTTGACGTGCTTCTGGTGGTACAGTATCTACACTGTTTTCACCCAATGTAATTTCTACCTGTAATTCACGTTTTAAGCGGCGCAATTCTTCTGTTGCTTGCTCTGCATCATCCAGTTTACCTTCATTCATTAGTCCACGGATTTCTTCATTTTTTGCTGCCATCTTTTGGCGTAATTCACGTTCTTTTTCGTTCATGGTTTATCCCTCCAATAATTCTAATTCAATTGCTAATTTACGTTTTCGAACTTCATCTAGTTCATTTTGTTGAGTCCTTTTGAACTCTTCCAAATCACGTTTTGCCGTATCTGCTTCTGTATCTGGATATGCCGGTATCGTAACAATCGAAACATCCCATAAGCGTTTGATCGCCGTAATTGTTCGAATGTATACCTTATCATCTTCATCCCATATCCATTCAGAACCACTTGGAGCCAATGAAAATGCAAATGAGCATTGTCCTACAACACCCGCATCAAGATTTGTAATTAAATCTTTTGCATATGTTGTTTCCGTTGGTGTTAATCTAAAATACAAACCAGTGTCATCAACTTTAAGCTCCAATGACCCCGCCCCTGATGGCACAGTATTACGTGCCAATGGATAACTTTCATCATGGTTATACAAAGCAACAACATTATTCATGTCTGTATTATCCAAACAGTTTTTAGATAACATTTCCACAAAGCCACCCATATTTTCTGACCGGGTTCCAAACTTCAATGCATAACCTTCTATATATGGTAACTCACCGTTATCATTCTCCACCTTCCGGATTTCTATCTTTGTCTGAAGTGTTCTCCGTTCCTTGTCCATTCCCTTCACCTCCTTTCACTGTTAAGTCTTCACCAGCTTTAATTTTTGCCAGTTGTAATTTCTCCAAATTATCGGTAGTCGTATAATTTAGAGATATAAAATGCTTATCACCCATGCCATCATTCATAGGCTTTTGCTCTTCCATGGCTCTCACTTCATTTAGTGTGTATACCCCAGTCTGAATCATCTTTGTGTAGTATTCAGCCCTAGACTTACTATCTCCTCGAAGTTCCGCATCAGCATTAAACTTTACATAATATTGTTGCCGTTCTATTTTGGTAAATAGTTTGTAGTTTAGTTCTTGTTCCCATTGCATAAAAATAGGAAGCAGTGTTGACTTGATATATTCAAGCCCCATTGCTTCCGCATTTGCATAGGTTGCTCTATCTAGTTGTGCTAATTTATGAGGCGGCACCCGATACACTTTAGCCACCTCATTAATCCCAAATTTTTGCGTCTCAATAAATTGTGCTTGATCAAGCTGCATACCTATGGTCTGAAATTTTAAGCCCATATCCAATACAACTGTTTTACCAGCATTATCTGGACTTGCATACCGGCTTGCAAAATCTTTTCTCAACTTATCCTTTGCTTCTTGATTGATTTTTGAATCTGTCTGCAATACACCTGACACTAGTGTTCCATTCTTGTAGAAATTGCTGATAAATTCTTTCGTTGAATTCTGCCCTCGTAATTCATCAACCAATGTTCTCCATGGTGCTTTGCCTACAATGCCATCTCTAGCCATTGTTTTAAAATGCAGTACATCAGATGGTTGTAATGTAATTGTTTCACCTTGTAATGTTTGTGTTTGATATGTTAATCGCCCAGTTTTTACATCCAAATATGGAACAGTAGATGATGGTTCTAATGGCCATATTGCTTTGGGAAATCCATCATTTCCCCAGTCAATAAATGCAAAGGCATTTCCATACAATCCCACATGCATTTGTAATGTTTGTTTCAATGTAAATGCACTCATTAAATGGTTAGGCCTTGTATATAACAATTCTGCTACAGGATGCTTCATCCCTTTTGTTCTATCTCCATCTCCATAATATGTATGGATTGGGAGTTTTGCTAAATCATCTGCCAAGATGCTGACACAGGCAAATACATTTGAGTTTTTTATAACATCACTTACCCGCATAAATTTATTTGTTGATGTTCCTAAGAAATCTATAATTGAATCCGCATCAACATGATTAGGTTGCATGTAGCCATCCCTTTTTTCAATGAACTTTCTTAGTATCAATTGTTATGTCTCCTTTCCTATTCTCCATAGGGTCTATCCCTCGTTCCTTTTCTTTCAACATGGTATGCCGTTCCAATGATATATCCAAGTACACAGGCGGCCAACGCAACACTATATATGCCTACTATCGTATGGATCATAAATCCACCGATGCAAAAAAAGATGGCCCCTATTGTAAATAGTAGGTCATCAATTATACTTCCAATTATTTTTATATATTTCATTACGACTCCTATAGACTAAACTCATCACTCATTATGTACATACTTAAATCATCATCAGCGGCTACTTTTGCCCTTGTATATGCATTTATTATGGCTGCTATTGGGTCAATACGTTCAGTGCTTTTTGCCTTATCTAACATAATATTTTCTTGAGCATCAACTTTTGTTACAGCGTTACTAATTGCCCAATCTAGTAAATCATTAATTGGGTGCAATATATTGCCTTGATATGTTTCTGCTCTGAATGACTTTGTAGGTTCTGACAATGTAATAATACCTTGCCTGATTTCTACAATTCCCCATCCTTTATTTGACTCTAATTCTTGGGTATAGTGAGTAGCATTATATGGATCATAACAAACATCTTTAATATTTAATCCATATTTATTTAATGTTTCTTCAATCCACTTAGTCATGAACCGATAATCAACAATTTCACCTGGAGTAATTGTTAGCCATCCTCTTTCACTCCAAAGTCTATATGGGATTTTATCTGTTCGTTCTTTTGTTTGTACTGTTTCTTCTGGTATAAAACCATGTGCTAAAGTAATAAATTTCTTACTGTTATTAATATCTACTGGGATTACTATCCCAGCGGCTGTAAGGTCAATTGTTTTTGATACATCAATACCTACATATGCATCATATCCATACAGTGATATTCCTAAATCGTTTTCAAAGTCCTCATTTAATCTTCCTCGTGCCTTCCATTTTGCCATATCAATATATGACTGCGCTGATTGTTTAACCCATATATTCATATTCTTAGTCATAAATGACACCATCTTTTCTGGGCTTTCTATCGCTGACATATAATTACTTCTGATATTCTTTAATCCTACTTCATATGTAGCTGCAATTGGATTGGCTTTTATCCAACACTCTTCATCGTTTATGTCATCAATCAGATTCCCTTCTTCATCTCGATCTAATTCATTAACCATACAAAAATAATCCGGTATATCAAACTCGATATCCGGATTTAGGATTTTACTTACTAATGGATATTCAATTCTATAGCAAGGCCCACCTAAATTATTACCTGCTGTTGTAATAATAAATAATAAAGGTTGTCGCCGTGCAATCATACCTGTCTTAATGACTTCTAATATTTCATCTGTTGGATGCGCATGATATTCATCAATCAGTCCACATTGTGGATTTAAACCATCACCAGTTTTTCCATCATCTTTAGACAATGCACGCATTATTGAATTACTTTTAATATGTACAATCGTACTATATGCTTCTTTCCATTTGCCTTTAAATAAAGCACTTGATTTTTTAAGCATTGCTATTACTTCATTATAAATGATTTTCGCCTGGAGTGTTTTAGTCGCACCAATATAGACTTCCGAATTATCTTCACCAAGTGCCATTAATTCATAATCACCAACTAGACCTAATGATTGAGATTTTGCATTTTTTCTTCCTACTTGCCAATATGCTTTTGTAAATCTTCTGTACCCAGTATCTTTATGAACCCATCCATAAATGTTACCAAATATAAAGCGTTGTATTGGCGTAAAAATAATGGGCGTATTTACTAGCACTCCTTTAGTATGCTTATGTAAACTTGCCCATTTATAAAATCTCTCTGCTTTTGCATCATCAAAGATATAAGGGAATTCATCCGTTCCTTCACGGCTTATATCTCTCAGAAATCTTTCACATGCCCATCTATGTTTCTGGCAACAATGCTTGGTGTCATTAATACAGTCTTTAGCATATTGTATTAACTCTTCCTTTATTGTCATATATCACCAAATCCATTCTGATCTAATTCTGTTTTTTCTTCCTCTGGTGGTTTCTTAGGTACATTTTTAATTTTAGCCAATGGATTCAAGAATAATCTATCTTCCATTTTAACCAATGCATCCATCTTCGCATTAATGGCCTTATCTAATGAAATTATTCCACCAAATGATAATATATATTCATATTTCTCTATCATCTTCTGAATACGTTTTGGATGTACATTCCCGGCGTCTAATTGATCTTTAATTATTTCATTCTCATCATCGTCAACTTTAGGCATCAACTGACATACCGTTGTCCTACGTTCTAGTAAATCCATATACTCACTATAGGCCATACAGTAGCGGCCGAGCATTCCAACATCTCCAGATGCTACAAAATCAAAATCTTTATATAGCCTTATTAATTCTTTCCATTTTGCATATGCAATTTTGTCATTTTTTATATGTTTTGGACATACTAATTTATCATTTCCAAAACGTATTTCTGTATTTTTTCTATGTTCAATTTCGGCTTTTGTTAAATGTCGTTTGTTCCCATCAGCCATGATTAAATCTATAGGTTTTGCATTTCGGCCCACTACTTTTTCACCTCTTTTCATTGCCTATAAAATTTTCGTTTCTCAGAAATAGTTTATTTCACGAACTTTTTACGAAGAAAGGAGCCACACGGTCTGGGTTTTCAATGCCCAAACATTTTTAAACAGGGGGGTATTCTCACTATTTATCATTATCGTTTAGCCATATTACCAAAGCCGCCATTCTCTCTTGCTGTTTTCTTATCATGACAGCGTTTATTCATAGCTTGCCAATTGTTTCTATCCCAAAACAATCTCATATCTCCTCTATGAGGAATGATATGATCCACTACATTCGCTGCCAATGGATTGCCTGATGCCTTGCATTCAGCGCATTCACATGTTGGATGTTCCGCAAGAAATACTTTCCTAGCTTTATCCCATTTAGAGGTATATCCTCTAGCATGTGCAGATAGTCTTGTATTATCTTGCTTAACTTTATGCTTTTCACAATATCTATCTGTTGTTAATTCATGACATCCAGGATACCTGCATTCATGCCTTGCTCTTTTCATTTGCATCTCCACATAAAAAGCACCCACTAATTATTGTGGGTGCCTTTATTTCTTCTTCATTCCATATTTACTTACACTATCATTATATCTTTATCATTACGACACGTCCACGACACTTTTACGACAATTTACTTTTAATCCCGGTTAATCCCCACAGAAGAATGGACATCTCTTCCAATCCTCTTTTGATATAACGTTGTACTGTTCGTTCATCTACATTAGGATCTAATGAACTGCCAATGTCTTTCAATTGTTCGCCGTTAATATAATATCGTCTAACGCAATCACAATAATTCACTCTACGACATTTACAACGCTCATCATAGATATCAATCATGTTATCTATGTGCCGCATCATAAGTTCTGTTTGTTCCTTACTTCTTATGATTGACTTAACCATCACTTTACTGTCATCATCAAACATCTCCCCTAACAGCTTGTCTAGCCATAAGTCTTTGGCTTGTGAGGAGTCAGATATACTATTCTCCACATAAGTCTTTAACTTATTGTAGTGTTTGAATAGCTTCATTGTGTTGTGTCTAAGAGTATCTATCGTTTCCTTTTCATTCCTACTTATTTCCTTTCTATATTCTTCTATTGCTGTTTTAGCTGCAATAGTCGTTATTTGTCTTATTAATTCCTGTTCAGTCAATGGCTACCTCCCGCATCAAGCACTTTGTACTATTTCCCTTGTACGATTTTCAACGCTGATTCTGTCCAATCATGTATATGTTCATCTGCATATATAAAGTATTCATCCCCACCATCAATCTTTTTGTTTTTTCCTTCTACATATGTAAAGATGCTTGGCGTTCCCCATGTACTAGTTACATAGGCATCATCATGGATTACTTCCCCATGATCATATATAGCCCCACATGTATTATCCCAGTCTCATTAATACCAGCATATACCATTATATTAGGTCCATATTCTAAAATATGTTTTGCCACTTTATCCCAATTAAGATTTCTTATTTTTCCCCCTCTTAATTGGGCCTCTATATTATTATTGATGCACTCTATTGTATCCATAATTTTTCACCTATAATAAGCCTTCTATTTTTATCTTCATATTAATACTTACACCACAATAAGTTTTCCATTGCTATCAACTGGATACGATTTTGTTTCTAAAACTACATAACCTGTATTTTCATAGCCATGTTTCTTTTCCCATGCACGGAATACCTTTGTTAAAGCTGCGCTTAGCTCATCAAGATATTCAGTCTTAACATTTGATAAATAATCACAAGCCCACTCAGCTATTTCATCATCAATATCATAATTGATAATGTCTTCAATCACTCGTTCTGCATCAACTTCTGGAGTGTAATAATTAGGATGTCCTATTCTCACAACTCGTTCATATTCATCTGTGAGCCATATCTCTCTTAAATCAGGTTCCCACTCCATAAGATCATCGATAGCCTCTTGTATTGTATCTTGTGGGTCACCTGCATTTCCGTAGTCATCGACCCAGCACCATTTATTCTTATCTTTCTTTAACATGGATCATTTCCCCTTCTTCTGTTTTGCATTGGCTCTGTATTTTGCTCTATTAGTTTGCAACCGTTCTATACGCATTTTCTCTTCACAATCATAATCACTGCATATTACTCGGTTAGTTTTATTTGTATAGAATTTCTTACCGCAACATATACAGTACCGTTCGTACTTATATTTCTTTGCTTCTTCCGCATCACGCTTCGCTCTTATTTCTGCCCTTACCTCAGCTACTGTTCTCTTCTTTGGTATTGGCTTTCCTGCTATACAATCAGGACAATGCTTTTCTGACCCTACTGGTGTGAATAATCTATCACACCTATGACATTTCATTTGCATCTCTTTCCATCTCCTGCTATTCACAATATTCTAATAAGCTTGTTTGTGTTTTTACATCGCTTAACATTTCTGATTTCGCCTTACTATAGAAGTCTTTTGATATTTCAAATCCATATGCACTACGTCCTAACTCCATAGCTGCTCTTAATGTTGTGCCACTACCTGCCACAGGATCTATTACTACATCACCTTCATCAGTAAAAATTTCTATCAATCTCTTTAATACTGATACAGGCTTTTGTGTTGGATGGATTTTAGGAATGATATTTTTGTTATCCCTACGCCATTCAAACCAGTTAAATATCATCTTGTGATTATTATTAAATTTCGGTAATTTTCCCCTATATAAAATCAATGCATATTCTGTAGCACCAACGACACGCATATTAGCTTTTAATGCCTGTGCTGAATAATTCTTGATGAAAGAGATTGGTATATAATTCTTGAACCCATGTTTCTTGGCATATTCAATTACCATCGCTTGCTGTTCATAGCTACAGAACACAATCATACATGGAGCCTTGCCCCTCTCTTTTGGCTCTTTCTTTAATAGGCGATTACAGAAATGAAAGTATTCTGCAATATTGAAATTATGATCTGTATTAAAGAATGCCTTTCCTGCTTTCTTACTTTCGCCGTTTTTATTATCGCCACCTATATACCACATAGGATTACTTGCATATGCTGCCCCCCCTAAATTATAGGGAATATCAGCTATTACAAGTTGTGCCTTGGGTATGCCATACCTTTTGTAGTTCTGAAAATTATCATTAAATAATTCTACTTTCATTAAGCTTCCTTTCACATTTTCTTATCATGTCAAAGATTAATTCATTGGGTATATTGGACCTCTCATTATAACGACCATTCCCATTGGATTTAATATCTTTAAATGCTAACTTTGTAGCAGTTTTATTATTCCGTAAGCCAAGATTTATATTGCTTGCAAAAACTGTTGGCTTTTGAATGATATAACCATAATCACTGTAATAAGTTCTATTCTTATGTGGTAATTTAAATCCTATTACATCCTCTAAATATTCCCATATTCTAGATTGCATAGGGTTCTCTATGATAAATATCTTTGGTTTATATCTCTCTATGATCTGCACCATATTATATGTACACATTTCACCATTTATTCTGGTAAGAAATGATTTCCCATATTTATATTGATACCTTTCATAATCCCTATGCTCTCTTATAGTAAATTTGCTTGATGCTTGAATATCTCCAAATAATGATGTTGCTGTATTAAATTCTTTCTTCCAGCATGCATTTCCATTTTTCATGGCGCTTGCAATACTCCAACTCTCACATGGTGGAGAGGCTAGAATTACATCTGGCCTGTCCAACATGTCTAACTTTTCAAACAAAGCTTTATCATCAAACAAGGTATTGATAGATAAATCTTGATTTATAAAATCACTATTTTTATTTTCTCTATCTATACCTATGCTTGTAATATGGTGTTGCCCCCCCCATTGAGAATTGTATTCATATACAGCTTTCTTATAGCAACTATTGCCACTATCGAATAGCCCCCATATATTCATATTCTATTTAATGCCTTCCATTCATCTAGTTTGAATATAGCCTTACCATGCTTTTGAGCATATTCATATTCACCTTTACAGCCTCGACTCTGTTCCCATCCATCGCACAATACTAGGATGTCACAATGCCCTAATAGGCCTAGGCAAATATCTAGCCCCTTTTGGTATTCATCACCTGTTAAATAAACAAATCCATAGTTATGGATAGGTGATACATAATCATTGGCTGTATCTGCAAATATTAATTCATTCATGATTACATCTATCTTTTCTCTATTGCTTTTCTTCCCACCATAAGGATGGGCTACATAGATAAGCTTCTTACTCATTAATTTAATCCCTTCGCTGCTCTATTAAATGGACTGTTTTCATATAGTGCGATATCATCCGCATCATCCATGTCTAAATCATCATCTTCACCAATGATCTCCGCATCACTTGTGTTTGCATTGCCATTGGCTTGTTGTTCTTCATCAAATAGATTGGCTTGCGCACGTTTCCCTTCAATGTATGCTTCAATTTCACCTAGAACTAGATTAATGTCTTCAGCTAAGTCCTTATTAACATCTAGCCATTTAGTGCTAAATACACATACTTCGCTTTCTTTGTTACACAGCTACCATGTTTTGAGCGAATTTAAATGCTCCAAACTTGGATAGTAACAATGCTTTCATTGTGACATGTGCTTCCTTGAATTCTGGTCTTGTCTTTTCATACGATTTCAAAGAATGCTGCTCATCCATTCCTTGTACGTATTTCGTATAAGTAATATCAAATTTACCGCTTTCCATTTTAAATTTTGTTATTGTATACCTCATTTTCTTTTCTCCTTTACTTTTCTAGCATCAATATAGCCCTTACAATTTATGCATTTCTTAGCCATGATATAAGGTACTTTTACTCTAATTCCTCTTTTATCCGGCACCGGCAACATTAATTTATTAGGGCATTTACAAGTAGTCCTTACAAATAATCCTTGATTGCCTGTAAACTTTACTGCATGCTTACATGTTTTAGCTTTTAAAAACATATCCTTTGGTCTTGCCATTACCGCATCAACCTTTCCGCCCTTTCTAGGGCTTTATTTCGTTTCTTTTCTATTGGCAATGTCTCTGCATTGCCCTTATCAAAAGGGTATTTGTTCATCATTATTGAAGGTATCAAAGTTTGATGGTTCATTGTGGGCCCCATTTAATGTTGCTCCCACAAAACCTGCAACTACTTCTGTTATGTATCGCTTTTCGCCATTCTGAGTTTCATAGGATCGTGTTTGAATTCGCCCTTGTACTAAACATTTATTTCCCTTTCGTAAAGTCCCTATTTCTTCTGCTAATGTTCCCCACGCTACACAGTTTACAAAGGCTGTCTGTTCCTTTGCTTCCTTTGTATTGGCATCAATATAGGTATTACTTGCAGCTACTGTAAATGTTGCTACCGCTCTACCAGTCTTTGTATATCTTACTTCTGGGTCTCTCGCTAGATTACCCATTAAATTAACATTGTTCATGCTTATTCTCCTTTATGCTATTTGTATAGATGCCATCTACTTCTTCTAATTCAGTAACTGATATTTCCCCATTTAACCATGCAGCACATATAGCTACATCCATAAATGAATTTGTATATATTCCATCATCTGTGGTATGTATCCCTACAGATATTCCAGCTTCTGTGAAATATATATATTTCCCTGTATCATTCCATGCATTCATTGCATATGCATTTATGATTGCTTCTCCTGTTGTTCTAGGAATAAATACTATTCCTCTATATTTGTTTTCCATTAATTATCCGCCCTTTTATTCCATGCCTTTTCACAATCTAAGTACATTGGCCACTCTTCAAAATGAGTGACGGCTCCACATTTATCACATGCCACCATATGATGTTTTAGCCCTACTTTTATCCCTGTCACAATCCTCATATGTTTATTCCCGCAAAACGGACAGGGCCTTAGTCGATTTTCTCTGTTCATATTTTCCCCTCCAATCAGGTAATCGAATTAGCCTGTATGTTCTAAATGGAAATCCATAATTATTTATCCCTTCATAGACACTATCTTTATCTAAGTAGTATCCATTAGGTACTTTAATATCCTTACGCCACTCTGTAGCCTTTAGTATCTTTTTCTTTACTTCTGGCTTTTTAAGATTATTACTAGATATCCATTTCTTTCTTATCTGCGCATCTTTATGATCAATGTCAGATTTTTTCTCTTTCATGAAATACTTAGCTAGCCCTATAGCATCTTCGGCTTCACCTCTGTAGTACTCAATTTTTGTATAGCCATGTGGCCATAATTTTTTTAATAATTGAGTAGTTAATTCAATACCTCTTGAAAGTAACGCATGGAAATGTATCCGCCCCTGCTTTTCCATCACATAGATGTATTTACAGATTGTCTTCTTTTTATTAAATAAGTCTCTTACCTTTCTAAAGAATTTTCGTATCATCTCTTTTGCATCTAATTCATCTTCCTCATTCTTAAATGTGAGTGTTAGATAATAATCATCTGCTTTGAAATTCATATCTATTAGCAGCCTTAGTTGTTTTTCTGCCATCCTTAAATTATTTTTCCTTATAGTCTCCGGTGTTACTTGCTTTCTTTCACTCCTTATTTTTCTTCCTGGTTTTCCATAGTATGAATTCCCTGTAATATGATCTGATACTTCAATCATATTTACAGATTTTATTGTTGTCCTTCTTCTCATTTAGTTATCACCTTATGTTGAGTTGTTAATGTATCTATCTAGTCTCACAAAATAGCTATAAAACCGCTATTTTACTAGACTTTTCCCATTATGCGTGATATACTAAACATGTAAGGTTTTAGTTATCACATAACTTTAATGGCCGTGTTTCCCGACACGGTCATTTTTCTTTGTCAAAATTACAATGCCAATCACCTTGAGACTTTGTTAGGTATTGGCAATTACTGCAGCAATCCATGCATATCAACTGTTTATGTCTATGACATACTACAGAATGCTTGATTGCTTTTTTACATTCCGGGCATGTATTATTTAGTGCTTTCTCATACCATTTAGTACTCATATCCATGCCTTTCTTTTAATATTGTTTGTAAAACTTTTCTGTATTCTTTTGGATGTGATCCAGCGTGAATTTTAATTCTATGGCAATGCCAGCATAAGCAACATAGATTTTCTATGTTATTTTTTCCTCCTGCTGACCTATATTTGATATGATGAACCTCTTCATAAGGCGCTCCACATAAAATACATTTTTTGTGGTCTCGCTCTATAACCTTAGGCCGGATTTTCTCCAATTCCATATCATGCTTTTTCTTATTTCTACTTTTCTTGCTTAATGGCTTCTTTGAAACCAGTCTTGTTTTGGCTCTTAACGGTGTCCTTTTAAGCATTTTTATCCCAGTCCCTAGCTATTTGGGCCTCAACTAATCTACAATCCAATTTATAAATATTGATTGCTTCCGTAGCACTTGCATAGAGTGTTTTAGCCACGTCTCTTTCATATCGTAATTGGCTGATGACCTCATCACCATTTACCAGTTCCATAATTAGAGATACTTTTTCTCCATTATGTTTTGCCTGCAATATAGCTTTACGTTTTTCAACTCTATATTTCCGCTCGGCTTCTGCTAGCTCTATGCCTCGCTCTTTGGCAATCGTAAGGGCCTTATTTAAATCATCCCTTCGTTTATTTAGATATGGTAGTAACTCCCAACTGTCTAATTGCTGCATGCTGCTTCCTTTTTATTTCCTTAATTTTCTTGTTATATAGCCATAATCGTTTGGCTTTTTGTAGCAAATAAATCCCAATAGAATATGCTGCTATATTAACTACATTAAAAAGAACATCGCCCCATGACTGTGCAAATTCAATGCCACCATATAATCCAAATACAATGACTCCAAATAACCACTGTATCGCTGTAATGAACTTATCCATATTTACTACTCCTATGCTTTTAACCATTTCATGTGTTGCGAACGCATCCACATCTCAAATTTATCTACATGGACCAATGTTTGTTGTGGTCCAAGTTGCATACAGATTTCATTGAACTTACCCTCCTTACGGATCATGTCAATTCTTCTGTAAATATACATTTTGCTACGGCCCCATATCTTGGCCAATGTACTGATTGGTACATATTTAGGTTTAATAGTATCCATAGTTATCCTCTTATTGTTAATATGTTATGTTCTATCAAATGTTTTTTATGATGAATTGGTTCTACTTTAATTGCCATATATCCACCATCATTATGTAAGTATCGTTTGTAATATATTGGTTGTTGTTTAATCTTTTTCTTTCGACCCATTTTCTTTTGATATTCTCCTTTAACATTCTTTTCATATTTGTTTCATCTTTATTAATAAGTTGTTGTTATAATTCAAGCAGTGATAGGATAATGAGATATGCTGAACTACTTGGTAACAAGTAGATGTAAAGGATAAAAAACCTTTACGATAACATTCTGGTGATTACACCTAAATTAAAAGATTTCAATAGAAGTACTGAATTTATGAAAACTGCCGCAACAAGAATTATGGAGGATATGGATTCTCCAGTAAGAAAATCTATGGTTGCACAAGCAGAAGCTTGGGGCTCCCATGCACTTGGACTATCTAAAGGTACAAATCTTATTCAACAGGTTCTTGATGATTTTAAAGCAAAGGATGTGTACACGTCCCATTAGTAAGTAATTACTAATTGCAAATTGGGGTAATTCATGGAATCTCCTGCTCCAACAGGACAACCATGAGCCAAGACAAAGGAAATGCTCTGTGTACTTTGTAAGGTGCAACGCATAGATGGTGAGGAGCATTACCAATAACCCATCCACGAAATCCCAATATCCTATCACTTTTATCCTTTAATGAAAGGAGGTGAAAATATGATTACAAAAACTATTAAAGAATTGCAGCTGCTTGAAACTGCTCTTATTACAGCTTTAAGTTATGATGAAAACTATGAAATACAATTCTTATGTAAGCTTGATGGTGATCTAATAACTTGTAATACATTAAGCTTTTTAGATAATCACCCATGTATTCCAGCATTATCCAAATCTTTACGTTCATCAAAACGTTTAGACGTCTTTACTCTTGAATATTTACTTCAAGCAGTAGCTCCTGATTTATCTGGATCATCTTTAACTGCTTATTTTGCTGATATAACACAGAATCAAGAAAATCTTTTTATTGATTTTATAGATGTTGATTTCTCAACCATTGAGTTATCTAACACAAGTCTTATTAATCAATTACCCCCAGTGTTAAGAAATGTTACATTTTTAACGCCTAATAAATTTTTCCCATATGTAGCGGTTGATGCTGATACGCAAATTACTTTGCTATCTATAACCGCAACTTTAAGAAATATGAACTCTTAAAATAGAGGTAAAACTTATGACAAAAGATATTGGACTTAATATTGATGAAATCAATGCTATTACCAAAGAAATATTAGATAGATTAGACACATCTGATGAAATCTCAAAAGCAATTTATAATTTAACTGTTGACTATCCAGATTTAGCTACTACTCTATCTGATAATGAAAAACTGCTTATTAAAACTTTTGCTGCCGTATCTAATAGAATAATTTTTTCTATTACCCCAGCCATAATCTCTTCAATCATTTTGGAAAATAACAAAGCTATTTTAAAAGCGTTTGAAGAATTTCAGCGGCAGTAGGTCTTGTTGGTTTACCTATCTCATTAGTAATAATTTCTATAATTTGAGCCTTGGCATTACAAGGCTCTTCTTTTATTTGTGCCTCTTGGCAATTCTGATTTACATTAATTTTTTTGCCTTGAATTTTTACACCAGCTTTATCTACTTCAATTTTTGACTTTACTTCCGGTCTATTAGCCATACTTTGTTGTGCATGTTCTAATTCAATGTATGCATAAATTAATTCTGGAATATCTTTACTAGATCTAATCCCAGTCTTTGTATCTAAACGCTTTAAAATATAATCCTTTAGTGTTCTTTGAATTTCTTTCATTTTCTGTTACCTCTACTAAATAAATTTTTCTCATGTTATACTCATCTCAAAAGGAGGAGATGATTATTATGGATGGTTATCAAACATGGTTAAACTATATTATTCCTTTAGTTTCAATTTATATTTCTCATTACTTAGGCATAAAATTGGCTTCTAATAGATCACAAGATGCATATAAAAAACTTAGATATGAAAAGGCATATGTTCCATTTATTCAGTCTTTGTATCGTGGTTATATGTTTGACCCCCAATATATCCCCATAGGCCGAGAACAAAGAGATTACTTCCTTGATTTGCTAAGTAATAACATGCAATACTACGGGCCTCTTGTTTTGAAAAATTACCCTGCTTTTTATCGTGCATATCTTGATATGCTAGAATATGAAGATAATAATTTCGGTTTTGATTCTGCTCCACAAAATTACATTCGAGAATTTAAAACTATTTCTAATGAACTATTACTAGAAGCAACAAAGCTAGAATCACATTTAAAATTGCCAGGATTAGCTTTAACATTCCAAATGGTTCGTTCCTCGTATGCCAGAAGTAACAAGTAGCAATTGCGCTCCCATTCATCCATATTTGAAGTAATATGTCTTTCATTTTATGTTCCTTTTCTATTAATTAGTTCAATATGCAGGTTATAACCTTTGCATGTATCAAAACCACAATTGTATTTTTTCTTTAATACCCAACAATCACATATAGCTTTTAATTTTGCCCCACAATGTTCACAGAAATTTCCGTCTATTACTTCTGTATTACATTTGGGGCATTTTACTTTTCCATTTGATTTCATCTCTCCGCTAACTTCCCTTGACTTTTTTATTACCTCTTTAATTTGCACGGTTTTCCGTGTTTATTTTGTAAAAAAAAGACGATAAATTTCTTGTGGTGGTAATGGTTCAGCTTTGCTTTCATTTGCCACCTTGTCAATTTCCTTCTGTGTAAATGGAACTCTATTTCCAAGTCTTTCATATATTTGAGTAGTACCAATGCCTAAGAACTCTGCAAACTTGTTTATTGTTCCATAGTTTTCTTTAATAAATCCCCTAAGATAGTCATAATTAAAAGCCATTCTATCACCTCTTTTCTATGTACGGCTTTCCGTGCTTTAATGATAACCCAGTATTAGACTGATGTCAACGCTTTTCCGTGTTTAAATTTAGTTTATACTTGCTTTTGTTCGCTTTTCCGTATATAATGACTGTATCGATAGACATTTAGGAGAACTTAAAATGAAAGAGAAATTTATAGAACGTTTAAACTCAATTCTACAAAAACGCAATCTAAGTCAAGCAGATTTATCTAAAATGACTGGTATTCGTTCATCATCAATTTCCGATTGGTTAAATGGAAAATATGAACCAAAACAAGATAAAATCTCAATTATTGCAGAGGCATTAAATGTAAGTCCAGTTTGGCTTATTGGTTATGATGATACATCTTCTAATCAGTCTGAAGGTTACTATATAGATCCTGAAACTGCAGAATATGCTGAAATGCTTCGCACTCGTCCAGAAATGCGTATGTTATTCTCCGCATCACGTGGTATTTCTAAAGAAGAAATGCAAGAAGCGGTAAACTATATAGAATTTATCAAATCTAGAAATAAAAAATAATACTATTAGGGGTTGTTAGTTTGATTATTAATATTATTGAGTGTGATATTCCTAATGTAAAAGCCATTTCATCAACTGGGGAAGATGAAGGTGTACACAATATTTATATCCGTAAAAATATGTCTATTGAAGATATGCGTAACGAAATAAAGCACGAGTTATTGCATATTCTTAATGATGATTTCCATATTGATCATCATGTTAATTTAATTGAACATATGGTAAGACGTAGAGAACTTACTGATGATGTATTAGAAGAAATCGACTTTTATCATCATGTATTATAGATTTCATGCCTTTTTGTTGACATCAACAAAATCATAGATCACTTATATAGGCCGTTCGAGTTGCAATGGCAACCTTTATATATTTCATTATTAAAATGGGAGATTTTATTATGAAAAAAGTATTATTAGCAGGTTTAATTGTAGCATCTTTAGTTGCTAGTGGTTGTGGCGGTGTAACCAGTAATAAGTATACCTTAGAAAAATACAATAAAATTCAAACAGGTATGACATACGAGCAGGTCAAAGATATCATGGGAGACCCTGGACAACCTTCAGCAGAAAGCAAAATGCCTGCTATTGAAGGGGTATCTGGTGAAGTTGTTTTTAAAATCTATCAATGGCAAAATAGCGATGGATCTAATATGCAAATCTCATTTACTAATAATCATGTTGATATGAAAGCACAAGCTGGGTTGAAATAAGCTGATATAACTAAACTAAATAATGGCCCTTATCCTCAACAAATAGATAAGGGTCTATGATATAACTGCTTAATTCACCAATGGTGATTAATATGAAACTAAAATTATTACCTTTATTATTTTCATTCTTATTAATTAATACATCTGTATTTGCTGCTATATATCCACAACATCTATTAGATAATCCAAATTATCAATTAGTATATGCTCTAATGGATCATGCTGTATATATAGATATGTCATCAGCTTATTTAAAATACAATAGTGCTGATGATTTTATTATTGCAGTTAATGAAACAGATGCAACTTTTATTTTTGACCCATCTACTGAACTCGAAAACTTAAAATCTATCAAAGGTACAAGTTTAGTTTGGTACTATAAACCTCTTTCACCTAGTAAAGTATTTACTACTCAAGTAACTATTGATTCTAAACCTGTTATTCTTCCTCCATATATCGGTGAACAATATGCTTATTATTCTTTAAACTCTGGTGATAGTTGGATGCCTTTTGATATTTATAATACAGCTGGGCCTATGCGATTACGTAGTAAAGCCTTTATTCTTCTTGTAAATAAATTATCATCTAAATAAAAAAATGCCCCTATCTAGCTGCTACTAGATAGAGGCTTGATGCCTTAGAGACACCGCATATCTATATTATACCATACCTCTAAGGCTTATTTATTATACATTTTTTAGTCTGGGAGGTATTTTTTATGTGGTGTGAAACTGTAACTACCAAATCAGGTATCACTAAATATAAATTTCAAGAACGCTATATGGACCCCTATAGCGGTAAAACAAAAAGAGTATCAGTTACTTACACTAGTAATAGCAGACAAGCATATAAACTAGCGCAAGCTGAACTACAGAAGAAAATTGACTTGGCCACTAATACTGATATTGCTAAAGATATGACATTAAATGATGTAATATCTGAGTATTTAGAGTCAAAGCGTGCATTTAGAAAATCATCTACACAATATAGCATGGATAATTTACATAAGCAGGTTATTAAATGGTTCCCTACTGATATATTGTTATCTAAGTTATCCCCTTATATTATCCAAAGTACCTTTGATAAATTCGCTTGTCAATATTCATACAATTATACTAAGCTTGCTCTTAGCCTTATTAGACAATCATTGAAATATGCTAGGCGCATGGAGTATATCCGTGATATTTCATTCTTAGATAATATTGAATTACAAAAGCCTGTAGCTAATGTAGATCATATTAAAAAGCAGCGCTCTAAATTTCTTACTAAGGATGAATTAAAAGATTTACTTACACAATTAGATGTAATTAATCATCATGTATCGCTCTTATGTGAGTTTCAAGCATTAACTGGTTTAAGGTTTGGCGAAATGGTAGCGTTACGCACTCAAGACTATGATATAGAAAATGCTGAAATAGATGTAAACGCTACTTTATCTAGTCGTGGTAGCTTTTCTGACCCTGCCATGCGATTGCCACCAAAGAATGTGCATTCTATCCGCAAAGTAAAATTGGATGCTAGAGCTGTACAAATTATTAATCACTTTATAACCGCTAATCAAGCAAGGCGATTATGGAAATCTAAATTTGCTGACTTAGGATATATCTTTGTTACTGACGGTGGTTTACCATATGATCTTCATTATGTAAATCGTACTATTAAAAAGCTTGGTTTTCATAAACCAGTAAGCACGCATACATTTAGACACACACACATAAGTATATTG